TCACCCTGTTTTTGTGTTGACGATCACCCAATCTTTTCCTCTGTCATCATTATATTTGTCTGTCATTTTTCTTGATTTATGGCCGAGTAATTTTTGCGTGTCGACACCTTGTTCTCTGTACAAGCGTTCTGATAATGATCTCTGTTCGTGAAAAGTGGGTGGGGATCCCTTATCCCATTTCAGTCCACTTCTGTCACGTGCTTTTTTGAATGTTGAAGTTAAAGAACTGGTTGAAACCTGATCACCGCGGTTTGCTTGTGAGGTGGTATGTCTGAAATGCACAAGATATTTACTGATGACTGCATCCCGGCATTTAGATACAACGTCCCGAAGAGTTAAACCCAGGGCTTCACATTTCAAGTCCAATGGTATGGCTAAACGCGATCCTGTTTTTTCCTGTTCGACATGGAGCATATCGTCCCATATGTCTTTAAACTTCATGTTACAGATATCGCCCAAACGCTGACCTGTTATTATCGCGAGCAACATTCCACACTGGAGGTATGGTTCTTGCTTTTCGGCAGCTTCATAAATAGTTTTCCACTCTTCCAGAGAAAGACGCTGACGAGTGACTCTGTTTCTCGGCTGCTTGGTCGCCAGGGCAGGGTTATAGCCTGGAGGGACATGACCGTTATGTTGCGCTTCTTTGAATACATCAATCAAAACCATGCGAACAACTTGCGCCATACGATTATGGCCTTCAGCCTTAACTGCATCCGTGATCTCAGAGATATCCAATGCGGAAATATCTTTCAAATATTGCATACCGCAATGTTCGCGAAATAACCTGACTGGTTTTGCTTTCTGTCGATAAGAATTAGGTCTGAGTTCACGGTGTTTTAACCGTTCGTCCTGAATTTCAATATACTTATCAATCCACTCAGTGACAGTAATGTCCGTTCTTCTGCCTTTCATTCTGGCAATACGGTCGTTAACACTAAGAACCTGCCTGGTTCTTTGTTCTGCAATGATCGTGTTCGCTTCGGATGCGACCTTTTTAGCTTCCACTTCATCAGTACCCAAGCTGTGAAAGCGTCCTGAAACAGGATGTTTATATTGCCAATAAATCTTGCCCGTCCGCTTATCTAGCTTGCAGTATAGATTCGGAATTGAAATTTTGTGAGAACGTGGTCTAGCAGCCATCTGCAATAATCCGTTGTAATCTTGGACTGGCGTTTGCCGGAATTTTCGGTTCGGCAAGCGTACCAACAAATCGAGCATTACGGTCTACCATCCAGTAACGACCTACTTTAACAGCTGGAGGTATCATCATTTTGCCTTTAGCGTATTTCTTAAGGATACGCTCACTTGGTGCTTGCGCTCCGAACTCCTCATTGGCCCAGTCGAGTAAGGGGATCATTCGTGACATTTATTTTTCTCCACAAAGCCCGGCTGCACCCGGGCTGTAACATCAAATATCAGTGCTGGTGGTCGGTATTAATATCAGCCGCCTTCAACGCGCTCCCACCAACGTCTTGATCTGATTGCCTTCACTACAGACTCTTTATCTTTTATGCAGCACATTGGCGTAGCTCCATCAGTTCATTAAAGCGGGCCATAAACAGGCCGAAAGCCTGACCGGGGCGAAGTGGGTAGATTTCGAATAAATCTGTCGGGGGGATACCTTCCAGTATTACCCAAGGAATACTGTCATCAATATCCAGATCGCGGCGTTCAGTTGCCAGCATGGTCAGATCTGCATACTTCACTACGCTGGCTTCTTCCAGTGGCAAGCCAAACTTAAAGCGGATCAGTTGATCGGTACGTTTCTCAATCTCGCGATAATCAGGCAGTAACGCTTTTAATGGGGCAGGGATATCCTGGCAATACGCTTCGGCTGCGTCGTGCATCAGGGCTTCAAAGGCAAACTCCGGTGATACAAGCTGGCTGCACAGTACGGAATGCTGCGCCACGCTATAAAACTCAGGGAGATGTCCGGAGAAGCGGCAAATATTGGAAAGCGCCACGGCGATATCTTCAATATCAATGTCGTCAATAGTTGCGCTGAGATAATCAAATTGTTTACCTGAAAGTGTTTGAATAAAACTCATCGTTGGTTCTCCTTATAATTTATTTCGCGCTGCACCGCGTGAATTTTGGTTGTGCGAATCCCTCGCCGAGTGGCGATAATTAACAGAATTACGCTTCAATAAATCCCCGCGGTGCCGGGGATTTAATGCAGAGCAATTACGCTTTAAAGTTACCGATGAACGTTTCTACTGATTCACCGTCGAATTTGCTGATCAGCAGGTCGCGGAATTCATTGGCGATCGCTTCTTCCTGCGCTTCCAGTTGTACAATACGCAGACCAAAGCGAGGTTCATCACCGGTCAGCAGGCTGTTGCGGAGGCTGAACGCACGTTCACCGAGACCCTCATACGGAACACATTTGAACTCAAAAGCCACCGGCATAACATCTTTACTGCTGGCCTCAACGCTTTGCATAAGGGATTTCTTACCGCTGAAATCGCCATCTTCATGATCCTGCTGGGTTGCCTGTTGGATCGTAATGCGGCGAACAGCCTGGGCAGCCTGTGAAATCTGCATTGTGTTACCGTCAGCATCGAACGCCAGGAGATAATCGCTCCAGTCTTCCAGCCATTCGGCGATCTGTTTTTGTTTCAGGCGTTCCCCGTTGATCTGGAGCAGAGCGCGAAATGGTGCAGTCTGTTTCAGCGTGACAGAAGCAACGTTGTCTGCATGACCGGGGTTATCCAGCGTACCAATATTGAAAACTGAGCGAGCTGTCATATGGTCTGCGTCGATAAAGCAGCGTGCTTTTTCAGTAGCGCTGGCATAGCCCTTTGAATAACGAACAAAGTCTTCAATGCTGGTGGTAGTCATGGCGCCGCGGAAGCGGAAACGCTCCAGAGCAAAGCGTTCGAGGCTTTCAACACCTGTTCCGGCAGGCAATAATGCTGTCGGGCAAGCCAGCCCCTGAATATCGTTCAGGTGATAGCCAGAAAGGACCAGGTCTTTTACCTGCTGAAAAGTGCCGCTGTCTAACTGAGACATAAAAATTCCTTATTAACTAATGATCAAAGTGGTGGTAGTGATTTGGTTAGCTGCGGTTCACTGAGCCGCTTTAAGCTTTCCGTCAGTAGTGCCTTTAATACTGAACAGTTGACCCTGATCTTCCTGCAGTATGGTGAGCTTTCCGCCCTTGTTAACCCACATTGGGGTTTCTGTTGTGTCCTCTTCTGACGCTTTACCGCGCGGCGTCGGAGTGCTGTACTGCAGCTTGTGTTTAATTTTGACGCGCTTCTCTTCGGCTGAATTTCCCATGCGCTCAAAATCAAAGGTGAGGACTACCTTGCCTTTATTGCCGTTATTCAGAACGCCTAATCCGACAGTATTCAGCGCTGCCGCGATTTTGTTCATGAACACGCCGGCATCCAGTTCGCCCAGAAAGTCGGGCACTACGGTCATGCGGTCATCATTCATCGTTAACCCCTCAAGATGGCGGTTGCCACCGCCAGTTGGTTTCTCCACAAAACAGAAAAGAGCACCTGCTGTAACAGCTTTCCGGGTGGATTGGGTAATGAGCCCGTCGCGCGGAGATGCTCTTTTCTGTTGTGTAAAAAGGTCGGCGTCACGGCAGAACACTGTCGCCTTCCTCCTGTTGTTGGAAGAGCCGGACGCCGACAAGACTTCACACAGCAATAACGTTGTGGTGCCGGGTGCCTCCCGGTATCTGGCGAAGGTTGCACGCCAGACGGGTGCTTAACTACAGAGGATCGACTGTCAGCTTCAACCTTACCCGCGTGCGCTGAGCCGCATTCACCACAACGATAAGAGTTCTCTCCTATACAGAAGCGCTTTACCACGCGGAAAAAACTCTTATCTGTTGCTCTCCTGAAAAAGCTGGCGGTTTCCGCTAACGGAATGGAACGGGCCGCCAGAATATCGCTTGCACTGGCTTCAGGTATCTTCGGGCGGGGCACCGATGACCAGTCGGTACAACCCCTACGGTATTTACACTCCGACGCCGTGGGTTAAACGGCTCCGTGTTGTCGGCTGAGTTATCTGTTGCTGGTGGTCAATCCAGTTTCGCAACCCCTCCCGAAGACACCTGTCAGCGAATCATCCGGTCATTCATATGCCACCGGCGGCTACTTCGTGGGCGTCCTGCCTGTTCGCTGCTCTATGAATGCAAATTACATTTAAATTGCACGTTGCGCAAGTATAAAATTGCGATATATGCAATTTTGAGTCAAAAAAAAAGCCACCATAATGGTGGCCTTGTCGACGCTTTCTATTAATTGTGTCGTTTGAGTGACTGCGTCTGGCTTATCAGAACCTTGCCAAAAACACCGAACCTGCACTCGTTGTCTTTGGTAATACTCCATTCCCTGTAGTTAGTGTTATCAGATATCACCAATAATTTATCGGGGATCATCTGCAGCCTTTTTACGTATATTTTATCATCAAAGCCAAAGACATAGATGCCATCACCATCGAACTGGTTGATGCTTATATCGACAAAAATAAGATCTCCCGGTTCAATTGTTGGCGCCATGCTGTCACCGCGCACGTTAATCACTTTAAGCTCAGCGGCAGGGCGCCCGCCAAACATAGCTAATGCTTTGTCCTTGTTATATTCGATAGCATGGATTACATCGATAACATCACCGCCCTGAATGAGTCCATTACCGGCGCTTGCACTGACATCCAGTATCTCGATACGGAACAAATCCTTCACGTTAGCTGAATCCTTCCTCATATCACTGTATTTACATACAGTATTACCTTTTGAGTCTGAGGTAAAGAGTTCTGCTATATCAACACCTAAGCAGTCAGCCAGCCTAGAAAGTGTTTGTTCGGTGAATTGCTTTTGCTTGCCAGTCTCCAGACGAGAGATGTTTGCGGCATCCACGCCGATGGCTTCTGCCAGCTCAGCAATTTTCATGTTCTTCGCACGGCGAAGTTGTCTGACACGGTTTCCTATATTCATGCGTTCATTACATTAATTTTTTGCGCATTGTGCAAATCAACTTGCGCAAGTTTGCTGTATGAAATAACATGCGACATACGCAAAAGAAGGGGGTTTTATGCAATCACCATTGAGAAAATTGCGGAAATCGCATGGTTATACGTTACAGCACGTCGCTAAAGGGGTTCAGGTTGATCCTGCAACATTAAGCCGGGTTGAAAGATGCGAGCAGGCTCCTTCAACAGAGCTTGCTGAGCGCCTGGCTCAATTTTACGCCGGAGAAATTAGCGAGATGCAAATTTTGTATCCAAACAGATATCAGCTTAGTGATTCGGCGATTTGACCGCCACCACAGCAGAAGGAGTAGATCCGTGGGACATGAACCTGAATGGAAAGTTGAAAAGCAGCCCCGCTGGCTGGTGGCTGCGATTAAAAAGACGATTTCCAGTCTGCATGGCGGTTATGAAGAAGCTGCGGAATGGCTGGATGTCACCAAAGATGCTCTGTTTAACCGCCTGCGTACTGGTGGTGATCAGATCTTCCCGATTGGGTGGGCGCTGGTACTGCAACGTGCCGGAGGAACCTATCACCTGGCACATTCAGTAGCCAGGGCATCAGGTGGCGTTTTTGTTCCGCTGGCAGATATGGAAGAAGTGGATAACGCAGATATTAATCAGCGTCTGCTGGAAGCGATTGAGCAGATCACCAGTTATTCCCAGCAAATCAGGGTAGCTATCGAAGATGGCGTTATTGAGCCACATGAAAAAGCCGTGATTGATGAGGAGTTATATCAGGCGCTCGCAAAGCTGCAACAGCATTCGACACTGGTATACAGAGTTTTTTGCGCGCCAGAAAAGGGTGACGCCCGCGAGTGTGCAGCTCCGGGCGCCGTGGCGTCAAATTTTATGGAGAAAACCAACGCATGAACAGTTTAACGGTAAATAACCGTTTGTCGCAACAACCGGGGATGTATGAGTACCGGCCGTTGCGTCATGAATGCAGATTACCAAATAGTCTGGTCGTGCGTAACCACAGGGAACACAGCCTGACCGTGGGGGATGAATCGTGCAGGAACTTAACCGCTGGTTTCGGGATGGAAGGGGACTTTATGTCCATGTCATTCGCTGGGAACCAGAAACTGAGCGCGTTATCTATCTGCGCAAGGGCTATCCGCATGAGTGTTTTAGCCCTTTGTGGAAATTCAGGCGTGATTTTGTTGAGTGTGAAGCGCCAGGAACACATTGATTCTGCAATTCCGGGACGTTACACTGTTCAGGCACCTCATAAAGCGGGTGCCGGGATTGGCGTCCTGGAATTGCATACGGCGACAATGGGCGCGTTAGCGTCTTTTTTGTTGCTACAGCTCAGCTATACCCAAATTATGGTGGGCTGGGTGGGGGCACCGAAAGGTGCGCCGGTTTCCGTATGCGCCGGTTACGCCAACCCTGCTCAGTTCACCACCAGCGAAATTGGCGTTTCCGGTGGTGGAAGTTATCCATTGCATACGGAGGCTGCCATCATGGCTACGATCCCTGCCTTAGTACAACCTGAACTTTGCATTATTGCAGGCAAAGTTGTTACTTCTTCTCTGGCTGTTGCTAGTTATTTCGGCAAACAACACAAAAATGTCGTTCAAAAAATTGCGTCTCTTGAATGCTCTGCCGAATTTACTGAGCTGAATTTTCAGCTCAGTGAGTACATCGACGCATCAGGCCGCAAACTACCTTGTTATCAAATAACCCGCGACGGCTTTGCTTTCCTTGCTATGGGCTTTACGGGCAAACGCGCCGCCCAATTCAAAGAGGCATACATCAATGCCTTTAACCAGATGGAGAAACAACTTTCAACTCCATCGGTGCTGAGCGATGCAGCACATAATGCCAGCGTTCTTTATTCCTACATTTCATCCATTCATCAGGTCTGGTTACAGCAGCTTTATCCCATGCTGGAAAAAGTGGAATCTCCGCTGGCCGTAAGCCTGTACGACCGCATCAATGACGCTGCGGCGCTTGCGAGCCTTATCAATATGACACTGAACCGTTCAGAGGTAAGGGGGCGCAAATGATCCGGAATATTTTTAATCGGTTCACCAGCCAACGTTTTCATTGCCCTCGTCCAGGACAGTGGTACAGCACACCAGAAGGGTACGTTCTGCGTATTAGCCTGGTCGATCGCGAATGTCAGAAGGTTGTCTGTGAGCCTCTTGGGCGTAATTACCACGTCAACATGCCTCTTATTGCCTTTCGTTCCGGCAAAAACATGAAGCATCTCGGAGGTGCTGCATGAGTTCCCTTATTCAATTACTCGATCGCCCCATCGCCTACAACCCTGCTTTTGCAAAACTGAAAGCCGGGAAGGTAAAAGCTGGCCCGGTTGCGGCAGTATTCCTGTCCCAGCTTGTTTACTGGCATAACCGGATGGATGGCGGCTGGATGTACAAAACACAGGCTGATATTGCCAGTGAAACGGCGCTAACCCGCGACGAACAGGAAACAGCACGTAAACGTCTGGTAGCACTTGGTGTACTGGAAGAAGCCCGTCGCGGTGTACCTGCCACCATGCACTACCGCATCAACACCGAACGGCTTGAAGCGCTGTTGCTGGAAACGGCGAAGCCAGTGAAAAAGGGCGCTCAGGAGAAAACCAGATTGCGGGACTTCCAGAATGTGGAAACCCAGCAATCTGGATTGGTGCAACCCCGCAAACCAGATTGCGGTAATGCCGCAAACAAGAATGTGGAAACACCGCAAACAAGTACGGGGCAACCCAACGAACAAGCATGTGGCGATCCCACAATCTTTCCTACAGGAGATTACACAGAGACTACTCAGGAGATTACACAGGAGAGTAAAACCCCTTCTTGTCCGGTTGCGGCGCAACCTGACCCCGAAGTGATGATCACCGATCAGGCGATTGAGGTTTTAACCCACCTGAACCAGGTAAGTGGCTCCCGGTATCAGAAGTCAAAAACCTCCCTGGAAAACATCCGTGCCCGACTGCGTGAGGGGTACAGCGTTGCAGACCTGCAACTGGTTATCGACCTGAAGCATGAGCACTGGCACGAGAACGACGAGCAGTACCAGTACATGCGCCCGGAAACGCTGTTCGGTCCGAAGAAATTCGAGAGCTATCTGCAAAGCGCTACCCGCTGGGATCAGAAGGGACGGCCTAAACGCGCTGACTGGGGGGCGAAGAAGCGCGATGTGATGGCTTTTGGTTCGGTTGATACAACGATTCCGGAGGGATTCAGAGGATGAGTCTGTTAGCAAAAGTGCAGGCGTTTATCGAGCTTAATCCGGGGCTGACATCAAATGAGATTGCCGATGCTTTTCCTGAATACGCACGCTTTGATGTGCAGCGTTCAGCGAGCAAGTTGTATCGGTGTAAGCGTGTTAACCGCCGCCTGGATGGAGATGTATTTCGCTATTACGCAGGCAAGGACGAGGCAGTGATTTTGACGCTACGACAGAAAAGGTCAGGTCGCACAGGTTCGGGTGATCCGATGGTGCTGGCAAAGCTGGTAAGCCTCGCTGAAGACCTGGAATCCAGAGGGTTGTTTAAGCGCGCCTCAGCGGTGTGGCTGGAGGCATTTAGCGAAAGCCAGTTGACTGGCGAGCGCGAAGCATTTTTGCGCCAGCGCCAGAGGTGCCTTGATAGTTGCAAAAAGCCGGTCAGACCGGGTGAACAGATTTATCTGGCAGGGCGATTTGTGGGGAATGTGGAATGACCAGTGAATCCGTTTGTATTGAAAGCAGTGATGTAACGATATCTGTTGATGAATCCGCTTCGCGCTCCTGGCACCGCCCGTTCCTGAAATGGGCTGGCGGTAAATACTCCATGTTACCCGATCTGTACCAGATCATTCCGGCAGGGATGCGCCTGATTGAACCGTTTGTCGGTGGTGGCTCGGTGTTTCTCAACTCAGACAAACACGCCTGCTTCCTGCTGGCCGATGTGAATACCGACCTTATCAACCTGTACCAGATGTTGGCTGTTGTACCGGATACGGTGATAAGGCACGCCAGGGTAATGTTTGACCGCCTCAATGACGCCGAAAGCTATATGGCGTTACGGGAAGAGTTCAATGCTCAGGTGATGGACGGTCCGGAACGCGCCGCCGCTTTTCTTTTCCTTAACCGTCACTGCTTCAATGGCCTGATCCGGTACAACCGCAATAACCAGTTCAATGTCGGCTGGGGCAAATACCCGTCGCCTTATTTCCCGGAAGAAGAAATCAGGGTATTTACCAGAATGGCGCACAACTGCGTATTCATGGCGGCGGGATTTCGCCGGACGCTGGCGCTGGCGGGGGAGGGTGATGTTGTGTACTGCGATCCACCCTACGAACCGATGCCCGACACGGCTGGTTTTACTCATTACGCCGCTGGTGGATTTACCTGGGATGATCATATCGCGCTGGCGGAATGTTGCGTTGCTGCTCATCAGCGCGGCGCCAGGGTTGTGATCGGCAATTCCACCGCGCCGCGCGTTATCGACCTGTACTCACAGCACGGCTTCGAAATCCGCTATATCAGCGCCCGCCGCTCAATATCGAGTAAGGGCAGTACCCGCGAGACAGCGAAAGATCTCGTGGCGATTCTGTAGGGGGCGGCATGAAACTGACATTGCCATTTCCACCCAGCGTTAACACCTACTGGCGGGCTCCGAATAAGGGACCGCTTAAAGGTCGTCACATGGTCAGCGCCAGCGACCGGAAGTATCAGAGCGAGGCGTGCGCGGCAGTGATTGAGCAGTTACGCCGTCTGCCAAAACCTTCAACAGCCCCGGCAGCGGTAGAAATTATCCTGTATCCGCCAGACAAGCGGATCAGAGATCTGGACAACTACAACAAAGCGCTGTTCGACGCACTGACCCACGCAGGAGTCTGGGAGGACGACAGCCAGGTAAAGAGAATGCTGGTGGAGTGGGGACCAGTTTTCCCGAAGGGGAAGGTAGAAATCACGATCACGAAATTTGAAACAGGGGCGGGTGCAGCTGCCTGAACATGGAGAAAGAAGCATGAATAATTTAATGGTCATTGATGGTATCGAAGTTCGCCGCGACGTTCATGGGCGCTATTGTCTTAACGATTTGCACCGGGCTGCGGGTGGAGAGCAGAAATACCGTCCGAAATACTGGCTTGATAATAAGCAAACCCGTGACCTGATTGAGCAACTTTTCACCGAGGGCGGAATTCCACCCTCGGAACAAAATCAATCAGTTAGCTTTTTTCAGGGCGGTAGTGATACCCGAGGTTTAGTACGTGCTCCAGTAAATACTGTTCGCGGTGGTGCTGAACAAGGTACATACGTATGCAAAGAACTGGTGTTTGCTTATGCAATGTGGATCAGCCCGTCTTTCCATCTTAAGGTGATCCGCACGTTCGATCGGATTACCAGTGCGCCACAAACATCTTCTGGTATGGCTGCCGATAAGATGCAGGCGGGGGTGATTCTGCTGGGTTTTATGCGCAAAGAGTTAAACCTGTCCAATTCATCGGTACTGGGCGCGTGTCAGAAACTCCAGGAGGCAGTGGGACTACCTAACCTGGCGCCACAATATGCCATTGATGCTCCGGCTGGCGCGCCGGATGGTTCAAGCCGCCCGACGCTTGCACTGAGCGCGCTGTTAAAACAGCATGGTATCCGGATGACGGCTAATCAGGCGTATCAGCAGTTAGCGAAGCTTGGTGTTGTTGAACATCGTGAGCGTTACAGTCGCTCCGCGATTAACGGCATTAAAAAATTCTGGTCGCTGACGGCGAAAGGCTGCATGTTCGGCAAAAACATCACCAGCCCGGCAAACCCTCGCGAGACGCAGCCGCATTTCTTCGAGTCCAAATTTCCTGAGCTACTGAAGCTGCTCGATACCGTTCATTGAGGTGATCGTGAGAGCGTTACTGACCCCTGAAATTGCTCCTCGTATGGGCGTTGTATTGTTCAGGCCGGGATCGGAACTGATGCCCCTGTTTATGCAGGGGCGTGTTCTGCTTGAACCAGAGCCGGAGCAATATTCATCTTTCGCCTGCGGCGCGGTCCCGGCGGTATCACAGTCGCTGGCGGATGATCCTGCTGTTCGTGATGTGTTCCGTAATGAATCGGTTATCTATCGTGCTGGTGGTCTGGATAGTCTGGAAAGCTGGCTACTCCGGGGGAATGGCTGTCAGTGGCCGCATTCAGACTGGCACAGCGAACAGATGACAACCATGCGCCACGCTCCGGGGGCAATCCGACTGTGCTGGCACTGCGATAACCTGCTGCGCGAACAGTTTACGGAACGGCTGAAATCAATAGCTGTGGAGAACACGACAAAATGGGTTTTATCGGTTGTTTGTCGTGATCTGGGTTTTGACGATATGCACGCAGTTACTCTCCCGGAACTGTGCTGGTGGATGGTACGCAATGACCTGGCAGAAGTCTTACCGGAGAGCGCTGCGAGAAAAGCATTAAGGATGCCGAAGGCAATTGTCCAGTCAGCTACCCGTGAAAGTGAAATTGTTCCCTCGGTGACGGCCACCAGCATTGTACAGGATAAGGCGAAAAAGGTACTGGCGCTCAGGGTTGATCCGGAATCGCCGGAAAGCTTCATGTTACGTCCGAAACGCCGTCGATGGGTCAATGAGAGATATACCCGCTGGGTTAAATCCCAGCCGTGCGCCTGCTGCGGGAAGCAGGCGGATGATCCGCACCACCTGATAGGCCACGGTCAGGGAGGGATGGGAACAAAGGCGCATGACCTCTTTGTGCTGCCGTTGTGCAGAACGCATCACAATGAGTTACATGCGGATACCGTGGCATTCGAAGAGAAATACGGCTCTCAGCTGGAGTTGATATTTCGTTTTATCGATCGCGCGCTGGCAATTGGCGTGCTGGCCTGATTTTGTGGAGAAAGTTGATGCGTGATATGTATGAAGTTTTGGAGCGCTGGGGCGCATGGGCTGCGGCAGATAACAGCGGAGTGGATTGGCAGCCGATCGCGGCAGGTTTCAAGGGGCTTTTACCACACGGTAAAAAATCACGCCTCCAGTGTGATGATGATGAAGGCATCATGATAGACGGCTGTGTTGCCCGCCTGCGGAAGTATAAACCAGAAGAATATGAATTATTAATTGCTCACTTTGTTATCGGTATTTCACTCCGTACAATTGCAAAGAAGCGGAAATGTTCAGATGGCACAATTAGGAAGGAACTGCAAACTGCAATGGGATTTGTTGATGGCTGTTTAGCAATGCTTACTTATAGTATGGCATAAAAAATAAAATAGATTTACTGCCGATTTTTCAAAAAAGGCTGGGAACTGTTTATATCCAACGTAAATAAGGCCTCCATAAAACATGGCTGATGCGAGGTATTTAACAGTTTTCATCCTTTTTTTAGCTTTATCGATCAGTCCTATAATGCTACTCTTAATACTATCTGCATTATCTTTAATTTCTTTATTTTCTTCAAACTTTAAATACTTATCGAAAGCGGACTCCACTCGAGAACGTAAGTTGTCGAATGTTTCATTGAATATCTCAATAGAAATGTAATTGACTTTTTTTATCATCCAAAGTCCTGCGATAATCAATATTGCTTCGGTTGTTTCATTAGCCTTCACTAAGCCACCAGCTGCTATTAATGCACCGGGAATAGTCAATGCTTTTGTCTGATTAGATGATATAAATTCGTTAATTTTACTCGTGAACTCAAGGTTTTTCTCATCGAGTTCGTTAAGAATTTTATTTACAGAAAACCTCTTTGTGTAAATCTCATATAGTTCATCATATTTTTTCCTAACGTGTTCAGTAGAGTTAAGTAAGTCAAAGAAATTGAATGTACCATTTGCTTTAAATACTTCGTTTATGGCTGAACGTATAACGAGTTTGCGCTCGCTTTTGTGTAAGTCATTTATTTTTATTGTGTCAAGTAGCTCTTTTATGATTTCATATTTAAGTGACGAGTTCGATAAGAGATTAATTTCGCTATATTGTAAAAAATGCGTAAGTTCGACTGTATAGCTTTTGTCATCATTGGTGAAAAATAAGACAGAGCAGTCGCTGTTATGATGATCAGCAATTAATGAAAGGATATCTTTCCACATAAAGAAAATATGGATTTTTTCGATGCTTTCATTTTTAGATGTAGGGAGTATTAAAGGTGTTCCGATGATATAATTTTTCGGAAGAGAGTTTTGGGTGTTTACTCTAGACCAAAAAGACTCAACATTCTCATAAATTATAGGGTCATCCCAAGATGAAGCTTGGCGATCTAGCCAAATTTCATTCTTTTCAATGCAGTTTGTTGCCTTTTTATAACCTATAGATTGTAGCAGTCTAATTATTTCAGAACTATTTACAATAACAATGCTTTCTTCAAGACTTATGACAGTGTAGGAGGCCTCAACTCTGCTTGAGGCTCCATTAATAATCTGCGCTAATCTTGATAAGTCATCAGCAATTGTCATTATTAGCTGCCTCTATATCTTTTGAGTTCATCATAATTTGCCTGGCTTAATTTTATCACAATTTCGCACTTGTTGTCAGTGAGAATTACAGGCTTATTTGAATTTTCGTCCCCAATAGCTCCGCGCATTATTTTCAACTTAAAATTATTGTCGTTGTCTGCCACTTCAATTGTAAGAGCGCTTTCAGCAGCTTTAGGAGTTGGTTCAAATTGAGGGTCAATCTGGAAACCATTAAGATTAACAAAATCGACAAACGTTCCCTTACATTTGTGTGAATCAGTCAGGCATTTATCAATTATATTTGAAATATCCTCTATCTTGACGGATTTATTACCGTTTTTATCTTTTGATTTTTTTTCCAGTAAGGATCTGACTTCATTGTCAATAGTATCACGTAGTACACGACCGAGTGAGTTTTTACTGGCAAAAATATCTATAGCACTGAATAATTGCTGAATGCTTCTTTTATTATCAGAATCATGTCGGCAACCTAATGAATCCTTGAAAAAATCGCTTTTAGATTTACCTTGCAAGAAATGTACATATGAGTCACCTTTGTTTTCTGGATAGCTGGCTTCAAATAAAGTTAAATCGAACATCGCAGCCTGCCGCAAGGCATCGGTATTAATTGGATTTAATCTTGTTGGGGTCAACTTATCTGAATCAAAGTCATAGGCGCTTTGTTTATCAACCATTACGATTAGAAGTTTCCCCAAATCCTCTGGTTCAGCAGACTTATAGTGGATGAAAACAACGCTCCCTCCCTGAAGTTGGGCAACTCTCGATTCATTATTAGCATTATACTTAAGCTTCTCTATTATGGCTCTAGATAACTCAATGAATTCGTTATTTTTATTAATGTATTTTTTTAGGATCGTAGGAATGGATGAAGGATTTTGATCTGAGTCTAGGAAATTATGAAATTTGTTTTTTCGGCTAAATTTTTTCTCAATTCTGGCTATGAATTCAGATGTGACTTCATTTTTGAGATCCCAAGCTTCGCCTAATCGATAATCAAATGCTCTTGAATCATTTTTTTCAAGATTTGCTGTTACAGCACCAATAGGAAAGTATGATTGTTTGTCCAGCACTACAACATGGGGTGAGGCGCCGCATTTATCACAAGCTACAGTTGGGTCGTCAAGAACATTGCCACATTCTAAACAAGTAATATCCATTATACATCCCAAATTATAAGTATAAATTTTTATGTGGCTGAAAATACTATCAAAACACTAACGCGTACGCAAAAAATATCGTAATCTGTTAAGAGTGGTCACTTAGACACGAACTTAAATCGATTTCTTAGCCTCGCTTCTGCGGGGTTTTGTCATTTAGAGGCTGCCGAATGGCGGCCTTTTTTGTTTCCCCTCATTCTGAGAGGACTCACGGCAATAAGAGGGGGTTAAATGTCCGATCCTGTTTCTGGCACTACGGTAGCAGCTGGTGGTCTGATGGGTGCCAGCATGTTCGGTCTTGCAACTGGTATTGATTACGGCGTGGTGTTTGGTGCTTTTGCTGGCGCGGTGTTCTACGTAGCAACGGCTGTAAACATCAGTCGTCTTAAGCTGGTTGGTTACTTCATTACGTCATTCATCTTCGGCGTAATCGGCGCCCCTCTCCTCGGCTCGTACTTCGCCAAATGGACGGGTTACAGCGACAGGCCTCTCGATGCGCTGGGAGCGGTAATCGTAGCCGCTATAGCTATTAAGCTGCTGACGTTCGTAAACAGTCAGGATTTAGGCAGCCTGTTCAGTATTCTTTCTCGTATCAGGGGAGGGGGATCAAATGGTAGCAAATGACCCTTCTGCAGTTCTGAATGCCGTAATTTGTGGGGTAATAGTAATCGTTCTGATGTTTTACCGACGCGGTGATGCGACACACCGCCCCCTGATTTCGTTACTGGCCTATGTCATGGTGCTGGTATATGCCAGCGTCCCTTTCCGGTTTGTTTTTGGTTTATATGAATCATCCCACTGGCTGGTGGTGATGGTGAATATCCTTATCTGCGCCGCTGTGCTGTGGGCTCGCGGTAATGTGGCGCGTCTGGTCGATGCACTGAGGCACTGATGGATCAACAACAATTTCAGCAGGCGGCTGGTATAAGCGCCGGGTTAACTGCGCGCTGGTTTCCGCACATTGATGCGGCAATGAAAGAGTTTGGCATTACAGCTGTGAACGATCTGGCTATGTTCATCGCCCAGGTTGGGCATGAGTCTGCTGGTTTTACCTCGCTGGTGGAGAGCTTCAACTACTCGGTAGAGGGGCTGAAGAAAACCTTTGGTAAACGTCTGACGCCGTATCAGTGTGAAATGCTGGGGCGTGTCGATGGTAAGCAGGTGGCCCACCAGCCGCAAATAGCCAATCTGGTTTACGGTGGCCGCATGGGTAACAAAGACGCCGGAGATGGCTGGAAGTATCGCGGGCGTGGGCTTATCCAGATTACCGGGCTGGAGAATTACACCAGATGTGGCGATGCCCTGAAACTGGATCTTGTAGCGAATCCGGGACAGCTTGAGCTGGAACGTCATGCCGCCCGATCCGCAGCGTGGTTTTTTGTGACTAGAGGGTGTCTGAAATACTCCAGCGACATGGTACGCGTTACGCAGATAATCAACGGAGGGCAGAACGGCATCGATGATCGGCGAGAACGCTTTGAGAAAGCAAAATCGGTGCTGATATGACGGTACTGCTGGCATTACTGAAAAAATACTGGTTGCAACTGGTATTTATTTTGCTGATGGCAGGCGCATTTATCGCCGGTAACGTCTGGAGTGACAGGGGCTGGCAAAAAAAATGGGCTGATCGCGACAGCGCTGAATCCTCTCAGGAGGTCAACGCCCAGACCGCCGCCCGTATTATTGAACAGGGCCGCATTATTGCCCGTGATGAGGCTGTAAAAGATGCCCAAGCACAAGCCGCTAAATCTGCTGCCACTGCTGCTGGCCTGTCTGCCACTGTTAGCCAGCTGCGAACCGAAGCAACAAAGCTTGCCACCCGCCTGGACGCCGCAAAGCACACCGCAGATCTTGCCGCTGCCGTCAGAAGCAAAACAACCGACGCCACCGCCGGAATGCTTGCCGACATGCTCGGAGATATTGCAGCAGAAGCTAAACGATATGCTGCAATCGCTGACGAACGCTACCAGGCAGGAATGACGTGTGAGCATATCTATGAATCGGTGAGAGGGTCCAATAATAAACCTATAACACCGCATTAGCGGGGCTTTAGTCGTTGCAGTGGGTATTAACTGAGAATCATCAATAATGTAATTCGTGTAGAATTATTTTAATAATAACAATGAGTTGATGTGTTTTTAATAGTGTGTGATGATGTTCCCTCATTGCTGATACTTGAGGTGAATTATGATTGATTTGCAAAAGCTGGCTGACTATTTAGGTTTGACTCTTGATGACCTTGAGGAGTCAGGAATTACCGAAGATGATATTCAGGAAAATCATGGCAATTCAGGTGAAATGCATTATTCGTATTTCTTAGTAGTCCCTGATGATGCTAATTTTGAAATATTGAAGAAAGCTAGCATTCCGTTAAAGCCAGGCGAGCTTTTAAATATTTCACGTTGGGAGTTGGAAACAGAAACAGAGTAGTGCATATGAGGTTAGATTCTCTGGCCCTGCATGAGCAGGGCTTTTTTATGCACGCAATTCATCACTGCAATTGATAATCATTATTATTTAAAGGGTCCTCCCGGCGGAGCGGCCTGCCACGGGGCGGCAGCGGCGCGGGATTTGGCGCATTTTCGATTTTTCATGCATCATCATCATGTTGTAACACATTGTTTTAATGTCTTTTATTTTTAAAAGATGATGGTTTGTGTGTTTTTTGTTCATCATCTTTGGCTTTTCCGGGGGAGGGCGCGCAAAGAAACAGCCCCAGAGGTAAAAAATGGACGGCGAACTGAAGAACCTCAAATGCAATATCAGTCAGCTTGCCGCTATTACGGGGTTACATCGCCAGACGGTTGTCAGTCGTCTCTCGGGCGTTCCCCTGGCACCGGGAAGCAATGAAAAAAATAAGCTGTATCTCCTGACCGATGTGATCCGTGTACTGATGGAAGCGCCCGTTTCTCAGGCTGCTGAACATCAGGATCCGAACAAGATGACCCCGAAAGAACGTAAGGACTGGTTTGACTCCGAAAAGGGGCGTCTCTGGCTGGAAAAAGAGATGAAGCAGGTTGTCCCGCTGACGGAAGTCCGTCAACAAATGGCGGCGATCGTCAAGGCCATTACACAGGTACTTGAAGTCTGGCCGGACAAACTGGAAAGGGATAAGGGATGGTCTGCGGAGCAGCTAAACGAGGCCCAGGATGTGGTGGATGAGGTCAGAATACTGTTAGTTAAGGCAATGCAGGAGACCGCAGACGATGACGGGGAATAAATATGGCTGTGCAGCGGCAGTACGCCGGGAGGTTGCTGAATATCTCAGGCCTCCACGCAGAATGCCGGTAGCGGAAGGAATAAAACAATTTATGTTTGTTCCCCGCGGCGCCAATACGGCGGTTCCCTGGGATGACACGTTAACGCCCTACATGAATGAAGCGATAAATACGCTGTCAAAACGGGAATATGACGCAGTGATCTTTGCCGGGCCCGCGCGAACAGGTAAAACCCTCGGGCTGATTGACGGGTGGATTGTTTACGGTATTGTCTGCGATCCGGCGGATATGCTGGTGGTCCAGATGACCGAAACCAAAGCCCGCGAGCACTCCAAAACCCGTCTGGCGCGTACTTTTCACCACAGCCCTGAAGTCAGAAAGCGGCTCAGTCCTTCACGAAATGACAACAACGTCCACGATAAAATGTTTCGTGATGGTTCATTCCTGAAAATTGGCTGGCCGTCCATAACCGTTTTTTCTTCGTCGGATTACAAGCGGGTGGCGCTGACCGACTATGACCGTTTTCCTGAAGATATCGATGGCGAGGGAGATGGTTTTTCCCTGGCATCCAAACGTACCACCACCTTTATGTCTGCGGGGATGACACTGGCAGAGAGTTCGCCTGGTCGGGAAATCACCGATGTGAAATGGCGCCGTTCCTCGCCGCATGAGGCCCCGCCCACGACCGGCATTCTTTCTTTATATAACCGCGGTGATCGCCGGCGGTGGTACTGGCCCTGCCCGCACTGCGGCGACTGGTTCCAGCCCGCGATGGAAAACATGGTGGGTTACCGGGATAACCCGGACCTGATGGCCGCCAGCGAGGCCGCGCGTATTCAGTGCCCGCATTGTCTGGCATTAATTCAGCCGGAACAGAAACGCGGGCTGAATAACCGCGGCGTCTGGCTGAAAGAGGGGCAGTTCATCAATAAAGATGGCGAGATCAGCGGGGAGGCACGGCGCTCACGTATCGCAAGTTTCTGGATGGAGGGACCAGCTGCGGCGTATCAGACGTGGCAGCAACTGGTCTATAAACTGCTGACCGCGGAAGAAGAATATGAGCGCACCGGCAGTGAAGAAACGCTGAAGGCCGTTATTAATACAGACTGGGGACTGCCTTACCTCCCGCGCATATCCCTCGATCAACGTAAAGCCGAAACGCTGATAGCCCGCGCAGAAAAACTTCCCCCGCGGCGGGTGCCCGACGGTGTCCGTTTCCTTGTCGCTACTGTTGACGTTCAGGGCGGTAAAAAACGCCGTTTCGTCGTGCAGGTGGTCGGTTATGGCAGTCATGGTGAGCGCTGGATTGTGGACCGTTTCAATATCACCCGGTCACTACGCTGTGATGAGAGCGGCGAGGCCATGCAGATAAACCCCGGAGCGTATCCCGAAGACTGGCATTTACTGATTACGGATGTCCTCGAAAGGGCCTGGCCTCTGGTCGCGCATCCTGAGCAGGAAATGAGTGTGTTATGCATGGGGGTGGACTCCGGCGGGGAGGATGGCGTCACGGATAACGCGTATGCGTTCTGGCGCCACTGCCGGCGGGAAGGATTTGCCGGTCGGGTGTATCTCTTTAAGGGGGACAGTACCGCGCGGTCAAAAATATTCTCCAAAAGCTATCCCAACAATACCGGGCGCAGTGACCGACAGGCCCGCGCCTGCGGCGAAGTTCCGCTCTATCTCCTGCAGACCAATGCGCTTAAAGACCGGATCGCCTCAGCCCTCGACCGTAAAGAGCCGGGGGCAAACTACGTGCATATTCCTGACTGGCTGGGTGACTGGTTTTTTGAAGAACTGACCTACGAAGAGCGCGGCATGGATGGCAAGTGGATGAAGCCTGGCAAAGGTGCAAACGAGGCGCTGGATTTACTCTGCTATGCCCATGCCCTGGTAATGATCCGCGGCTATGAGCGTATCAACTGGGATAGTCCGCCGCCCTGGGCGCGCCTGCCTGAGTCTGCACAATCCAGCCGCAACACATCAGCAGCAGTCGACCCTGAACCTGTGACGAATGAGAGTGAAAATCACGAAATGACAGAACAACATAACCCGGCAATGCCGTTTGGCGGCGTGTCCGGCGGAGGCTGGTTATGACCCGGGAACAGTTACTGCAACTTCAGCAGGCTTATTTTGACGCGGAGCTTGCCGTGCTTCAGGGGAAATCCATCACCCTGAACGGACAGACAATGACGATGGAAAGCCTCGGGGATATTCGCCGGGGGCGTAAGGAGATTGAGGATCGCCTGCGGCTTATGGACTGCGATCGACAAATCCATTCACTGGCGAGGTTCACATGAATTTTCTGGATAAAGCGATTGGCGCGCTGGCTCCGGGGTGGGGCGCGTCCCGCCTGCGTTCCCGGATGGCTATCCGGGCGTATGAAGCCATCACGCCCACGCGTACCCACAGGGTGAAGCGTGAAAATCGAAGTGGAGACCAGCTTATCCAGCTGGCCGGAAAGTCGTTGCGGGAGCAGGCCCGGTGGTTTGACAACAACCACGACCTGGTGATTGGTGCGCTGGACAAAATGGAAGAACGTATTATCGGCGCGAAGGGGATCATCGTTGAACCGCAGCCCCTGACGGGGGCCGGTACGCTGAACTCTGTGCTGGCAGAAAAAATCCGTCGGTGCTGGGCTGAATGGTCTGTTTCGCCGGAGGTGACCGGGCAGTACACCCGTCCTGTTCTGGAAAGGCTGATGCTGCGCACCTGGCTGCGTGACGGGGAGGTGTTCACTCAGGTGCTGACCGGAAAAATCAGCGGGCTGTCTCCTGTGGCGGGGGTGCCTTTCTGGCTTGAGGCGCTGGAGCCGGACTATATCCCGCTGGAGAAGACCGACAACAGCAGCAACCTGGTACAGGGGATTTACTTCAACGAGTGGCGGCGTCCGGTGAAATATCTGGTCTGCCAGTCCTGGCCGGGGGCGGGCGCTGCGGCAGTCGCCGTTAAAGAGGTGACTGCGGAAAATATGCTGCATCTGCGCTTTACCCGCCGTCTTAATCAGGCGCGCGGCGCTTCTCTTCTTGCCCCCGTCATCATTCGTCTGATGGACCTGAAAGAGTACGAGGACAGCGAGCGCATCGCGGCGCGGATTGCCGCGTCTCTCGGCATGTTCATCAAAAAGCAGGATGTCGGCACTGACGGCTATGTGGCGCCGGAGAAACGTAAAGAGACACAAATCCAGCCCGGTATGTTGTTTGACGGTCTGAATCCCGGGGAGGATATCGGGATGATCAAATCAGACCGCCCGAACGCGGGTCTGGAATCTTTCCGGATGGGGCAGCTTCGTGCGGTGGCCGCCGGACTGCGTGGCAGCTTCTCTTCCATTGCCAGAAACTATGACGGAACCTACAGCGCCCAGCGTCAGGAGCTGGTGGAGGCGCAGGAGGGGTACAGCATCCTTCAGGACAGCTTTATTGCTGCCTTTACCCGTCCTCTCTATCGGCGCTGGCTGGCTGCTGCGGTGGCTTCCGGTGCCATTGAGGTGCCTGCCGGCACGGATATGTCCTCGCTGTTTAATGCGGTGTATTCCGGGCCTGTCATGCCGTGGATTGACCCGCTCAAGGAGGCAAACGCCTGGCGGGTGCTGATACGTGGCGGGGCCGCAACAGAAGGTGACTGGGTGAGGGCCAGAGGGGGCGCACCTGCCGACGTGAAACGCCGCCGCAAGGCGGAAACTGATGAAAACCGTAAGCTGGGGCTGGTGTTTGACACCGATCCGGCGCATGAAACCGGAGAGCAATCCGATGTTAAAGAGGAAAAAAAGGACCCTGAAAAGTCCACCCAGGGCGATGGCAGCCGCGCGCGGGAAGAACGAAAGCGGCGCTGAATCCTGGTACACCATCCGCGCGGTGGCTGATAACGCGGCCGATATCAGTATTTACGATGAAATTGGTGGCTGGGGAATTTCGGCGCACTGGTTTGCCGAAGAGCTGGTGGCCCTGGGGAGTATCACGCAGATCAACCTGCATATTCATTCCCCGGGTGGCAGTATTTTCGACGGGCTGGCCATTTACAATCTGCTGAAAAATCACCCGGCGAGAAAAGTGGTATATGTGGACGGTGTGGCCTGTTCGATGGCGTCGGTCATCGCGATGGTGGGCGACCCCGTCATCATGCCGGAAAACGCGATGATGATGATCCACCGCCCACGCGGTATTGCCGGCGGTGAGTCCTCTGATATCCGCGACTATGCCGATCTGCTCGACAAGATGGAAAGCGTCATCATCCCGATTTACGCCGAAAAAACGGGGAAATCACCGGACGATATTGCCGCGCTGCTCGCCAGTGAGACCTGGATGAGTGGGGCCGAGTGTGTCCGGGAAGGCTTTGCCGACAAAGTTATTCAGCCCGTCCGGGCAATGGCTCAGCTGCATTCAAAACGACTTGAGGAATTTGAACATATGCCACAGAACATCAAAAACATGATTATTGCCCCCCAGGGTAACGCCAGGACACTGACGCAGCCGGAGCCGCAGGCCATCGTGACCCCGCCTCCGGTGGCGGTCACCACGCCGGCGCCCCAGCCTGTTACCCCCCCTCAGGGGACGGATGAAATCACCCTGCGCGCCCGTTTTCAGGAAGAGCAGCGACAGCGTATCAGCGGGATCCAGAATGTGTTTGGTATGTTCGGTAACCGCCACGGCGAGCTGATGGCGCAGTGCATTGCGGATGTGGACTGCAATGTGGACGCGGCAAAAGACAAACTGCTGGAGGCGCTGGGCCGGGGGGTGACCCCCACCAACACGCTGGGCGGGACGCAGAACACACAAAATCCAATGCTCTCCCATATCTATGCGGGGAACGGTAACTTTGCCGGGGACGGCATCCGGGCTTCCCTGATGGCGCGGGCGGGATTTGAAAGCAGCCAGGCAGATAACCCGTATAACGCCATGACCATGCGGGAACTGGCGCGTATGTCACTGACCGAACGTGGCGTGGGTGTCTCGACACTCAATCCGATGCAGATGGTCGGGATGGCGTTCACGCACAGCACTTCAGATTTTGGCAACATTCTGCTGGATGTGGCGAACAAGGCCATTCTGCAGGGATGGGAGGAAGCCCCGGAAACCTACGAACAGTGGACGCGCAAAGGCCAGCTTTCTGACTTCAAAACGGCACGCCGTGTGGGCATGGGAGGCTTTAATGCCCTGCGTCAGGTGCGCGAAGGGGCGGAATATAAGTACGTCACCACCGGGGACAAACAGGCCACCATTGCTCTGGCAACCTACGGGGAACTGTTCAGCATCACCCGTCAGGCTATCATTAACGACGATCTGAACATGCTGACCGATGTCCCGATGAAGCTGGGGCGGGCAGCGAAGTCCACCATTGCCGATCTGGTTTATGCCATCCTGACCTCCAACCCGAAAATGTCCACGGACAACGTGAACCTGTTCGATAAGGCGAAACACGCGAACGTGCTGGAAGGGGCGCTGATGGATGTGGCATCGCTGGATAAAGCCCGCCAGCTGATGCGTACCCAGAAAGAAGGTGAGCGTCACCTGAATATTCGTCCGGCATTCGTGCTGGTGCCGACAGCACTGGAGTCCGTCACTAACCAGGTGATCAAATCCACGAGCGTGAAAGGCGCGGATATTAATGCCGGCATTATTAACCCGGTGAAAGATTTTGCGACCGTCATCGCCGAGCCGCGCCTCGATGATAACAGCCAGTCCACTTTTTATCTGGCTGCCGCCAAAGGCACTGACACCATTGAGGTGGCCTATCTCAACGGCGTGGATACGCCGTATATCGATCAGCAGGACGGTTTCAGCGTCGACGGCGTGACCACCAAAGTACGTATCGATGCCGGGGTGGCCCCGGTCGATCACCGCGGTCTGGTGAAGTGTTCCGCGTAACTACCAAAAATAACTATCCGAATGGCCCGTCAGGGCTTTTTTTACGCCTGAAATCCGGTCATTCGTGACCGGAACGGAGAAAATCATTATGGCAAAGAATTATGTACAGGCGGGCACCACGCTCGCCATTACGGCCACCGCTGCAGTAAAGAGTGGCAGCCTGGTGCAGGCCGGCGATGTGTTCGTCGTCGCTGTCACCGATATTGCGGCAGGCGCCACCGGGGACGGCATCGCCCACGGCGTTTTCCTGGTCCCCAAACTGGCCACCGATGTGATGGCGGCGGGAAAAAAAGTGTATCTGAAAGACGGTAAGGTGCAGCTGGATGCCACCGGCGGACTGCCGCTGGTGGGTGTGACCTGGGCGCCGGCGGCAAAAGGGGAGGAATCTGTGCCGGTACGGCTCAATGGCTAATCCCTTTGACCGCCTGAGCACCAGGATGGACGAGGTGACGGCTGCCCGCTTCGGGCGGCCTGTCCTGATTGACGGGGCGGAGTATGTCGCTGCGGAGGCCACGTTTATGGCGGAACTGGGTGCGCTTTCCGGGGAGGGGACACACCTGATTGTGTTCAGCCCACAGTACAGGCCCGCCAGAAAGCAGGCCGTGCTCTGGCGGGGACAGGATTTTACTGTCACCCGCTGGCAGCGCGTCAACGGAAAGTACCAGATTTCACTGGAGTAAAACATGTCTCTGAAGGGGCTGGAGAATGCCATTCGTAACCTGAACAGTCTGGACAGGCATATGGTGCCGCAGGCCAGCGCCTGGGCAGTTAACCGCGTGGCGGCCTCGGCGGTGTCTGCCGCCACGCACCGTGTGGCGAAAGAGGCTGTGGCGGGAGATAACCAGAAAAAAGGGATCCCTTTCCGGCTGGTGAAACAGCGCGTAAAACTCTGGAAAGCGAGCGCAACGGGAAAAAACTATGCCCGTATCCGTGTTAACCGCGGCAACCTGCCCGCCATCAAACTCGGCAGTGCACAGGTCAGGCTGTCCCGGCGCGGCGGGAAACTCCTGCGTCGTGGCAGCGTACTGAAAATCGGCCCGTATCTGTTCCGGGATGCCTTTATTCAGCAACTGGCGAACGGTCGCTGGCATGTTATGCGACGCGTGAACGGCAAAAACCGCTACCCGATTGATGTCGTCAAAATTCCGCTGGTTGCCCCGCTGACGCAGGCGTTTGAAACGGAGAAAAAACGCATGCTGGAGCAGGAGATGCCAAAACAACTGATGTATGCGCTGAAACAACAACTGAGGCTGTATCTGACCCGATGAACAAACACACCCAGATTCGCCACGCCGTGCTGGCGAAACTTGAATCCCTGTCCGGATCGTCCGCCATGCTGCACGACGGTTTGCCGGTCTTTATTGAACCAGAAGAGCTTCCCGCACTGGCTGTCTGGCTGACCGATGCGCAGTTCGCCGGGCAGATGCTTGATGAAAGCGACTGGGAGGCCGTTCTCCATGTGGCGGTATTTCTGAAAGCTCAGGCACCGGATGCGGAACTTGATCTGTGGATGGAAGAGAAAATATTCCCCGCGCTGGAAGAGGTCATAGACCTGGAAAACCTTATCAATACGATGACGCCGCTGGGTTATGACTACCAGCGGGACAGTGAAATGGCAACGTGGGGTATGGCGGAAATCACGTACCGGATCACCTATACTCACTGAGGAACCTGATATGAAAGTAGCCAATCCACTGGCAAAAACCAAAGGCGCCGGAACCACGTTCTGGCTGTATACCGGCAGCGGCGATGCGTTTAAAAATCCACTGGCTGATGATGACTGGCTGCGACTGGCAGGTATTAAGGATCTGCAGCCCGGAGAAATGAGTGCAGATGCGGAAGACGATGACTATCTTGATGATGAAAATGCCGACTGGAAAAGCACCACGCAGGGGCAGAAAAGCGTCGGTGACACCACGGCCACGCTGGCCTGGAAACCCGGTGAGACCGGACAGAAAAAACTGGTTGAGCTGTTTGACACCGGCGAAGTTCGCGCCTTCCGTATC